GTGCCCTCCTTTGGGCCGGATGTTGACGCGTATTGAAGTTAGAGGCCCCTACCGAAACTTCGGTGGGCTTATCAGGGATTTCAAGTCTGATAAGGCAATTAGCCCCGCGTTAACGTGTTGCTTGAAGGATAGATCTTTCCCCTTCAAAGACAGCGGCGGTATCGGCACCGGGAAGGTGTCGTAGACTCTCCGCTGGGTGAAGTTAATGAAATACTCACCCACTGTCGTTTTCCCCATCGGCGAAAATACCTGAGTTCGAATCAAAGAAATCAGGCGATGGGTGTAACTCCCCTGCTCGAAGGTGAACTCCATTGGAACGGAGCATGCCTCAAGGAAGGGGCCCATTGCGACTACGTAGTCCAGGAGGAACGAACCGCCAATCAGCTGATACGATGTGTTGACAGGGTTGGCAAAACCCAGCCGCGACATGTCTGCATATACCGATTGAATTGGTACGGCGATTAGTGTCACTGTGTAGCCGTGCGTACGGGCAAGTGTGGTCAGCTGTCTCAGCTGTCCACCTTCGAGTGATCGAAGTTTGCTACCGTTCTCAACGCGGGCGTGCTGACTGACGGCTTTAACCGCCATTTTTGATGTCAGGTCACCCGTCAGGAACCGCTGGTGAGCGGTCTGAAGATCGCTAACGAGAGGAGCTACCCCAAGATTGTAAGCTAACACCGACTCGTGAAGCAGAGCCAGGGTCAATTTCGTGGATTTAAGCCCACGCTTGGTCTCTCGGCGCAGAAACTTCTCCATACGCGCAAGTCGCTTTCGCTCCTCACGCGCGGAGACGGAGACACGGAAAGTGTCCCGCACCACTTCTGCTGACTTTCGAAGATCCTTCCTGGCAAGAACTTTAGCCAGGTTCAGGATCCCCTTAGCCACCTGTTCGAACAATTGAGCGGTTTCTTTTCGCTCGCCGAACCAAAGACCGAAGTCTAGGTCGGCTTGTCCGCTTTTACTGCGCAGTTTATTCAAGGCTTTCACCTCGGCCTGCGACAGAAGGTCAGGATTTATCCCTGGAGGAGCATCACTGTAAGAATAGGACGGGAAGTCCGACTCGTACGCGGGCGGCCATTGCGGCCAGACACCCATGTTGCCCCCGTCACCCGTCTGAAAGACGAGCGTTGACAGGTTACCTTTGTACACCATGGTCTCCGGTGCGTACCCTTTGTGGGTTTGCACTTTTCCCCTTACGGGGCGGACCCATTGTTCCCACCTTAGATAAGGTTTCTCAACCTCAGGCAGGGACGGGCCTCCGGAGCTTACACGTTTACGACGCTCCGCACCGACAGTCCCCCATCTCTCGCCGAAATCAATCAGGGTGTTTCCAGCCTGATCACAGCGGTAGACGTGGAAGGCAACATCATAGATGAGGCCTGAGTTCGTGTCATAGTTGCGGTCCATATGCATCGCTCCTTCTACTAACCACCCTAGCAACATTGCTTCGGGGCATTTCAGCCACGAACCTTGCGGCCTACCGGATTTGGGTTGGTTCCCTTCCGGCGGAGCAGCGTGGGCAGTCCTTGAAGACGGCGCGTGTGAACACACCGCAGATCCAGCCACCTGTTAAGTCAGG